CAAAGCTCCAAATAGTAGAACCGTATTCAGGATTACCAACTTTTTCTCCCTGTTGAATGTTTAATGCATTTATAAAATCTCTGACCACCAATGATTCATCCACAATACGATATCTTTTACCCGGGACAGTTGGCTTTATTACACCACCTGTGCCACCGTCTATGCCAGTACTAGCATTGGTTGTTTTTGGCTCATTTGCACCGATTGTTGAAAATCCTACGTAAGTTGGCATGTTTTATCCTATACTATATTTATGCAAGAAGTTCTTCGGATATCTTCATAGCTGTGAGATATTCATCCGCAAATTTCTTTCGTAGCTCTGCAATTCTTGGATCACCGGCTGGCAACGTATTTATTGCATCTACCATGGCTAGTTTTGCTGAGTTTGCAATTTCAAATTGTGCATTAAACCTCTTCTCTATTTCTTTTCGTCTTACATTAAAAGCCTCAAGTGTCTCGGTTGCCGCCGTTTCTCCTGTCGTTGCAGGATTACCAGCATAGTTAGGAACTTGAATCTTTGCGCTACCAAATAGATTCTGTAGTTGGCTTGCTAAAGCAGGGCGGGTGTTGTCAGTACTAGTCCCAACTGTCGGTGGTTTGATTTGCGTTCCACCCTCTGAGCTTATTTGTGCAATAGAGTTTTCTAATAAAGTAAGTGCGGCTGGACTTAGTCCAAGACTTGCTTTTTGTAATAATGATGCTCCGGGTTGTTTTAGTTGATTAACTAATGTATTGGCTGCTCCTGTAATATTTCCGGTACTAACTGAAGCCGTAATATTTGTTACTGAGTTTCTAAGTACAGAGACACCTGGTACTAAGTTAACCGCAGAAACTCCGCCCTTAACAGCAGTTGATACTGCATTTTGTGCGCCTGGTAAGTTGTTTAATCCACTAGCAACACTTGCAGGTAATGTTGCGCTAACAGCACTTTCTGCATTTTCTAATGCAGTTACTATATTTGTGGTAGAACCAACTGCGGCAGTTACTGCTGTATTGACACTGGCTACACCATTGATTGCGGCTGATGCCGTGCCTGATGCAATGGCTGCAACATTTACTCCTGAAGCAGATGCGGCTGCTTTGACTATACTTGCAGTATCACTTGCAGTTGTTCCAGCAGTTTGAATATCATTCGTTGCCTTATCAGCAATCTGTTTTAAGTTTTGAGGTACGCCTGCCTTTAGTGATGGGAAACCTTTTGTTATTGCGGCGAATGCTCCAGCGGCAATTCCTTTTGCGCTTTCTAATAACCCACTGACACCTCCACCTATTGTTTTCTTCAATCCATCTAATGATGTTGATAGAGATGGTAGTCCTCCGGTCATCTTATTAGATAGATTTGCGGCATAGTTACCAGATGATACTAATGATTTTGCATCTCCTAACATTTTATTGGCAGCTCCTACTGTAACACCTACAACACCTGACACACCTGCCCCATTAACATTGGATGCAGTTTTTAATAAGTCAACAGTAGCATCCATGCCTACACCTGTTACTGAATTAATAGCCCCTGTAATTTGGCTAGCATCTTCGTTACCTGTTATGACTCCGGCTTGTGTAAGTTTAGTTTGAGCTTGTTGAAAGTTAGAAACTTGTGCTTTAACTTGTGAAGCGGTACTAGCTATATAGGCTTGTAAATTCTCTGCCCCTGGCATACCTGTAAACAAGTTGTCAGTCATTGCTTCTTCAATAGTTTTTCCTTGAGAGATTAAAGAGGCAATCAATACTGCTGATCCAGCTTTTAATATGCCGGCAGCTTCCATTTGTTCTGGACTTTGTGCTAGCTTTCCTACCGATCCTACAGCACCAGTTGCTGTCTGTACCACTCCTGCACCTTTAGCTACTGCGTCTTTAGCTATGCCTGAAGCAGCCGATGCCGCTGTTTGACTTACTAATACTGCTGTGGGGATTGCTGGAACTGCTTTACTAATGGCACCAGTAACCGGTACAGTTGAGGCTGCTGCCGCAGTAACTGGTACAGGTGGTGTGCCGGGCACTGATGCGTTTGCAGTAGCTACAGCCGGAGCCGGTGCACTTGGGAAGTTTGCACTTGCATTGTTATCTACTTTAACATCAACACCTTGATTTGCACTATTCCATGGACTATGAGCAGGTGCACGACTTGTAATACTTAACAAAGCACTTGGTGCTGCCGCCCAACCCTTTGTACTATCATACAATGTATCAGTATGTGCTATAGTTGTTAATGGTTTTACCTCTGCTGGAACTAAACTTGCAGAACCTGTATTTAAGTTAACTTTACTACCATTGACAAATGCAGCCGCAGTGCTAGCAAAACTTGCTTCTCCTTCACTTGCTAAACTCATACCTGCACCAACTTTTAAAGTATACTTACCCAATGATTGCATACTGTAATCAGTACCAATTCTAAAATCAGTTTTCTTATCACTATTGACTGTTACATTTTCAGCATAAAGATTAAAATCTTTTTTGGCATGCATATTGATATTATTATCAGCATGTAAGTTTAAATCACCCTGTGTCCTAATGTTGACAGAGTTAGTAGCGTACATATCTATTGTACCTTCTTTACCTAACTCAACCCAACTTTGTCCGTTAGCGTGAATGATGAATAAGCATTGTCCATCATCACTCATTAATATTTGATGTCCTAAACTACTACGTATTCTTACTAATTGGTCTCTACCTAATAAATCACCATCATCCATTACAATACTGTGACCAACTCTACGTGAAGTTATTTTTAATCCACTTTGTTGTCCTTGACCGGTTGCGGCTTTAGCTATCGTTTCATCTGTAAAACCACCTTCATATATAGGTCTACCCGGAGTATTAACTCCCCATCCAACACGACTAGGGCTCTCACGTTGACTACTGGTACCTATTGTACCACGGATCGTATCTCTTATTAGACCTTGTTGATTTAATACGCCTGCAAGATAACTGTTAACTGGTTTAGGTTCATTATAAAACGTCGGGCTATTATTGATTGCATCGTTATTAGTATTGATGTTAGTTACTGGGAGTTTCTTTGCACCACCGTAACTATTTGCCTCACTGGGATTAAGAACTGCTGTTTCTGTTGATCCGTTAGCTGGTACCATGTACAGTGCTTCTGGCTCAGGTACACACCCAATCCAATATCCATAGTTAGGATCACCATTAACAAATATACAAATAACAGTTGTACCTACATCAGGTGGACTAGTCCACATACCATAGCTGACTGGGTTTTGTAAATATGTTCCGTATCCTGTCTTATCACCGGATCCTTCTGTTAATCCATAGAAAGGTGTCATGTAGTTTACAGTAACCCAACTATTAGCATCTTCGGGATTTGTTCCTCCCATATCACTTACATAAACTCGTAGTCTACCAGAACGAATAGGATCAATATTATCTTTTACTACTCCAAATACAGGTACCGGACTAACTACTGCACCGCCTGCTCCTAATTTGCCGGCGCTTGTTGCACCTTTTGGTTTGAATATATTATTTGCCATTATGCACCTTCACCTGGTCTTGCACCAGTAAGTAATGTAGTGTTTTCTGTTTCTCTGCCTGCATCAGGGCTTTGTGAGTTAGCAATACCATTTTGAGTTTGACCTGAGCTTTGAACACTATCATCATTAGCTACGCCCAATCGATTACTTGTAGTCGTAGTTGTAATAGGGGTATCATTGTATAAAAGTTCTGTATTATCTGGTAACTGTTGTAATGCTATCGCCGCGTCTACACCGGTCACATCGTCTTGCATAAAACCAGATGATGACGATGTACTACTATCACTACTTGGAGTAGGACCATCACCACCTTCATTTGTACTAGTACGTACATCTGAACTTGATAGGTCTATTCTTCTAGGATCAGTTGCCGCAAAGGCTGCACGTGCATTGTTTGCTGTTTCAGCAGTTAACGCTACCCCAGTTCTGGCTGCTGCCGCATCTGTTGTATTTGCTCTGCCACCTAAGGCTGCAGCCGGTGTACCCAATACCCCAGGGAATGTGTTGATGGTACAGTTCAATGTTTGTTCAAACTTGCCGCCCTTAAAGTTGTGTTCTATTTCTATTACCATATAGCTTACACCTTTGATTTTATTAGCTACCTCCGGTGGATAATTCCAAAAGTATATTGATGAATTAATATCCATTAAACCATCACTATTTTTATAGTCCACTGCTTCTTTAAAATCAATTTCAATGAATACATGACCACCATTGGGATTAATAGTAAATCCGTCACTCTTGTAAAACTGTCTATAAACTTCATTAATACTGCTTGGTGTTTCTTGTGCTAGATAATCTGGATCACCTAATATACTGATTTTAGCCTTAGCATATGCGCCGGGATCGAACAAACTTGTCATATAAGCATTTTGTGCTTCCATACCAACATCTATTTTACCCGTACTGTCTTGGTTTTGTTTTTTACCTGCATAAACAGGGGAATCAGTTCCGCCACCTTGACTTGCTGGATCTCCGGCTTTACTTAAAGTAACATTGAAATAAGTATTATCCATAGTTTGTTCATATGATAAGATTTCAGTATTCTTACCAGTAAACCAGTATTCATATCGCTTGTGAGGTCCATAATACTTACTAGATTTTGTATACGGTGAGGATGCTGCCGGTGTCTCATATGGTTGTATTACATATGTTATCTCATATGCAAAATCACCTACTTTAGTATCAAATCCCAAACATTTAACTTCCGGACTAATATTATACCATTTAATGGGTGGTACATCTTTTTTATCAACAACCGGAGGACTTCCTGTAGCAGGATCTGGTTCTGTACTTGCAACTAGTATAGATTTAAGTGCATCTTCCATATATGAACTTTGTTTTATAATATTATTAATTGCCTGTGTTATAGGAGTATCATGTTTTATAGATATTAGTCGTTTGGTTACATCTGGAACTGAATTAACACTAGTACCTTCATTAACTTCAGTTGATTTATCCGCTCTACTCATTGGGTATTTGGATTTATCCGGATCTGCTTTACTAATAAGACTTGCATTTTCTAGTGATGCAATATCACCTATAAATCTAACCTTATACACATTTGGTATTTCTATTGATTTTCGTTTAAACAATGATTGTTGTGTTTCATTTATTGTTTTTAATAAACTAGTAATTCCATCACCATCACCTTCTAATGCTTCTTTAACGGTACTTGCTACAAGCGGTATATCATTATCAACCATACCACGTGCTGTTCCTAATGCTACATTAGTTGCAATAACATTAGCAGTAATATTATAAGTAGTTGCGCCACCATTAATTTTAAATTTCATTCCAGTCAACAATATATCATAAAATCTTTCATATACACCACTAGCGTCCGGACTAGTGTTTAATGTGTCATCTGAAAATACTTGACTGGCGTTCGCAATAGTACCATTCTTATCATAACCTTGAAATCTAATTCCCAAAACAAAGAATTGCTTACTTGCATTCATTGCTTTATCATAATTTTTTATTTTACTATTTTTTTGTAATGTTTCTTTAGCACGTTTTAGTTTAGTAATAAATGAGAACCCATATGGTTCATATATATTAAACGACAGAGAAGTAACATTAGAAGTAGATTGTGTATTCTTTCCATTGATTGCGGATTTAATTTTTAAATCATCTATATAATAATCTAGTTCAAATCCAGGTGCTCTACGACTTGTTTTATTGTTTATACCACCTGATTGT